CACTAGGAATCATTGTATTCTCGCTATCCGGCGCTACAAATTCAGCGTTATAACCAAACTTGCTTAATGCCATAATATCTTTAAGAGAGCTGCAGATTATAAGATTAGGCTTATCAAATTTTAATTGATCAGTACCCTGGATATAACCATTAACCTTTATAAACTTGTTCTCTTTATTTTTTGGCTGATAAATTTTATACAACTCGCCGCTATTTCTAAAATAGCCATAGAAATATGCACTTTTCATAGTAACATCTGGAGCATTCTCTTTCTCCATAATATAAGACTCAATAGGTCTTACATCATAATGATTAAGAGTATTAGAATCAATCTTAAATTGCGTCCAATATTCTGCATCTAGGTTAGTCCACTTTCTTTCTTGATAGCTAGTTACTTCATAGCGACCTTCAGGTTCAATAAACCTTTCATCATCTAATCCAATAGTTTTATTGTACTCCTCAAGCATAATTGTTGCAGCCTGCATAGCATCGCAATTATAAACAAGTTTTACAAACTCAATATGATTGCCCCCATTATCTGTAGAGAAATCTTTGAAGCAATATTTATTGCCTTTTACATATATACAAAAGCTAGGATTAGTCTCCGCTGGATTAAAAGGAGATTTAATCTTGATATTTTGACCAACAAGTTTAGTATCTAATTTGCAAAAATGTTCAAACACCCAATAAGATGGAATGCTATTAGCAGTTGTAGCTTGTAATTTTGTACTAATCATGTTAAATGTATTAAGAATAAAAAGGGGAGCATTACACTCCCCTCCATATTCAATTAAAAATTATAGTTCAAAATCACCTGTAGCTTTTGGAGCTGCAGGCTGATCATCACCAAATGAGCTTACGCTTTCAACTTTACGTTTCTTAACGTGGATTTGCTCATCAAAAGTTACAATTTTACTAGAATTTTCTTCAATGCTAGCAGACTCAAATGGTACTTGACCACGAGAATACTTAGGCAAGAATAAATCATAGTTAGTATAACCTTCCTTATTCACATACTCTTTACCCGCAACACACATGCGAATTTCTTTACCTGCGAATGGCTTATCATTGTTGAAAGCCTCAAATAAAGATTCAATAGTTTCATGCTTGTTATCTTGCTGCACAAACCATTCAAGAGATTTAGTTTCTTTACAAAAAGATTGCAAGAAACGTAGAAGCTCTTTATCACGACTTACCTCAATACCACTTTTAGTAGTACCATCAGCATAAGGATACTCGCTTGCACGAATGCGACCTACTTGGCCTAAATGGCGTCCCAAAGATTGGTTGTCTTTGTTAATCCAAAAGCCTTCAAAGTCATCGCCCATTGCTGGACCTTCAACGTTAAGGATAATATCATAACCACCTTCTTTAAAGCGAGCTGGTTCTAGCTTAATGTTCAACACTGTACATGTTTCATTACCTGGTTGAATTACTTTAGGTACACTGGATCCACCAGTTGTACTTACTACATCTATTGTACTTATCATTTTACTTAGGGTTAATCGATATAAATTTTACTCCAATCTACGTTAATTACGTTTTCATCTGTTAATTCAGATACTACAAACTCTTGATTTCTCAAGTGTTCAGGTCTTGCACCGCAGGCAATCTCATCAGAAGTTTTAAAACTTAAGATATTAGTTTTGCCTTTTCGGTATAGATAACCTATAGCATCAGAATTAGAACAAGATATTCTCTTTAGTTTACCGGTTAAATCCAAGTCTAAAGAGTTAAACTCGGAACCGTTTTTCTCAAGAAGGGTGTCTTTTACGTGTCCTACCAATATTGTTCTAGGAGCCCAGGTCTTGATATAATCAACAACCTTTGTAAAAGCTTCTCTAAGATATGGATAACCAGCACCGTTTGGTAAACTAAGAATAGTACCATATTGTGCCTTACCTGATGTGAACCAGTTTTTACCCATAGGTGTTCTAGAATAAAGTTCTTCGGCATAAGGAACACACATCTCCTCTAATGCTGTAATAGTATCTACAGCAACGTATTGATATGGGTTTCCCGCTTCTTTAATCGCTTTACCAATATGCTTGATCTCTTCAACTGAACTTGCTTTAATCTTAATAGCGTCAATATAATCGGCACCATTTTCTAAATCCAGAATAAGGCAATTCTCTAAGTTGGCAAACAAGGTTGTTTTACCAGTCTTAGGCTTTGAAAATACAATCAAGTTACTTGGGCTTTGCGATACAGCCTTAACTTTTTCTAACGGTAATTTAATTTCCATGTTATTTTAATAAATCATTCAACCATTTCTTGTTACTTACAGGCTTCTTTAATAATAATGCGGCCAAATCACGAATTGTTAATTGGTCAAATGGTGCATCACTATTAGGATCTAAAATCTCATCAAAGTCCATAGTTAATGGAGCAGCAGGAGATTTACCTTTAGTAGAAATAGTTTTTTTGTCTTCTTTACCAGGGATGTTAACTTTAACTAATTCAGCAGCTGGAATAAGATATCTTACTTGACCATTAGCCATAGGCTCGGTGGTATCATATTCTTCTAACCAGTGTGGATTATAACGCCAAACATATAAGGTGCGATTAATATCTTCAGGATCTTTGGCTTGGCTTACAGCTTCGGTATAAACATCTTGTTCTTTGCGAAGCTCGCCGACAAACATGCTGAAATGCATTTCATCTTTACCTTGTGGGCGATAAATTAACTTAGGGATGTAAAGTGCATCAGGAATACCTAGAGCATCAAAGCTTGGCTGATGATACTGTCTAAGATCTTGGAGCTTATCCTTTACATTGTCTGCTTTTGGTGTTGTACTTATTGACATGTTACTTAGAATTTAATTTTTCTTTCTTGTTGTGGTGGAGTAGAAATTTCAACTATTTTCATTTTTTCAAACTCGGCTTTAAAGAAACTCATTCTAGCATCGCCATTACGGCACTTGATAAAATGCATTACAAGAATCTTATCATCCTCGATAATAAATCTATCGGGACCATATAAGCGTATCTTTTGTTTCCCAGGCCTGTTGATTCCTACTAGTGTGTCGGCATGTTGTAATAAAGCGTCAGCTCCAAATAGGTCAGACTCTAGTATGTAATTACCATACTTACCGTCTTCACTACGCTCAGGATTATCAATATTCCTATTAAGCTGACTTAAGATAATAAACGCTATTGGATACTTGCGTTTAAGTTCCGTTAGCGCCTCACCTAAATTATACAACGTGTCATATTTGTCTTTCTCAAAAGGTGCCTTTTTGAGTAAGAGCGAATGGTCTAGCGTTACAATTGTTTTTGTAAATACCTTTCCCCCATCTTCATCAGATTCAGCATAGTATTCCATGTAGTCCTTAATGATTTCTTTGAATTCATTAACTGTACAAGGATCCTCTACGATATCTATAGGGTATTGTACTCTTTCTTTTGCGTAATCATAACACTTTTGAAGATCATCATCGGTAAGTGTCCCCGAAGCACTGCATAAGTACTTATAAGGTTTACCAAGTACGCTGGAGTATTCACGGATAGCCGAAGTACGTGCTATCATCTCAAACTGAAATTCCAGTACTCTAAAGTTTTCGCCTTTATTCAAGACAAAAGCTTCACGTACTATTTGATCTTTAATAAGAGTTTTCCCACTTGCCGGTCTTCCGCCTATAACCGTCATTGAGTTCCACTCTAAACCACTTGTTGTTGCGTCATTAAACTTATCCCAGGGTGTCTTTAAGCTTTTGATTTGGCCTTGTTGACGTCCCTTCATGTACTTCAAAGAGTCAAGAAATCCTTCCCGCTGGCTATTCCAGCTTGTATTTTTTTTCTTTGTTGTCATTGTTTAAGGATAAAAAACCCCGTACCTATTCGGCACGAGGTATCTGTAATTTTTCTACTACAAATTTATAAAAATAACTTAGAAAAAGCAAGAGTAATTCTATAAGAAAATACTGCCACAGGGCTATTTCTATAATTAACGTGTTGGTTATAAACCAACTGAGTACTGAAAAAAAGATACTAACAATTAAAGCTAATGCCTTTTCTTTTGTGAAAAGATTTATAATCATACTACGTTATCGCTGAAATGAGGAGTTTCTGGCTCATCATCTCCATTAATAATTATATCACAGTAGTTTGCAAGTTCAGAATCCCAAGATTTATCGGTGTTCTGCTTACGTATAAAGTACTGTGAATTCTTCATATACATATAATTAGTCTTTTCATATGTTTCTACATAATAAAATGTAGCACGTAGAATAGTATCCCAATCATACGTATAATTTTTAAAGAACCATTTGAAAGCATCTTCTATATTCTTTTTGTTTACTCTAGCAGCTTTACCGCTAGGAAGTTTACCTTTAGGAAATATAGAAATATACTTATCAATATTATCTGATGCATCATCTGGTAAAGCACTTACAACTTTAGAGTTAAATCTTACAATTTCTAAACCTTTAGAAGTTAGTTTACCCTCCTCATCAATATACCCTTGTTGAGCAACAGTTCTCATTTCCAAAGGCACTTTGATATTTTGAGGTGCTGTACCATTATAAATGGACCACAATAAATAATAACTATTAGGGGACAAACCCTTAGTTATTAAGAAGTCAAATAGTTCTTTCATAACTTGTCTATAGACTCTAAAGATACAAATGATTTTGAATAATTTCTCTCTTGCATCTTAGACATTAAGTTACTCCATATAGGTAATACACTTTTGTCCTTGATTTCCAATGCAATACGAGTTTTCTTAGCACCATGTAGCATAGTAGCATGATGCGTAACTTTCTCGCCGTGCATATCATTAAGAACTCTTACCATATGAGAATAACTTAAACCAAGTTCATTACCTATCAAGTAACAACATTGTCTTATGATAATAACTTGTTGTTTACGAACTTTCATGTTGTCAGTAAAAGGTTTATCATCAGGATAAAGTTCTTCAGCTAAGTTGACTACAACGTT